GGCTGGTCTGTGATGTCGCGCAGCTCTTGGCGGTATGTGGCCCACTCGGTTTTGTTCTGCAGTTGAACATCAGGCATCTGGGTCCAGTCGGACCGAACCAGAAGTCTTTGCCTTTTTGCCAGCGCGTCGCCAGTTGCAATGTTTATGTCTGCAACCCATGCCTTTGTGCTGTAGTCAAAAACGGAGTACTCGTTTGGCTTTGGCGGCATAGCAACTACCGAGCCGTTTGCAATGTAGTAAGCAGAGTCGTCTACCGAACCTGCAATGTAATTTTCACCAGCTTGCAACTGAATTTCAATGTCTTCTGTTTGAACAACCCTGAGTATTTGTCCGGTTGCTGCAAAGTAAATTGTGTAGGTCATCGTTTCGTCTCGATGGTAAACAGTGAGCGGTTGGAAATTCCAGCGTAAGTAAATACTGTCCCAGTGCCGTCGCTTATTACTTGTAGTTTGTATGTGTAAGTTCCCGCTGAAGGTGTATCACTGTAGCTCATTGAAGGACCACCTTGCATTAACTCAGTTGAATCCCTAACAAGCCTAAATCTTGGGTTAAAGCCACCCTCGCTGGAATCACCCCCAAGAGCCAAACCAGCAGAAGCGACATAAACCCGGCTTCCGCTAGTTGTAATAGCTATACTTTGTGCATCTTGCCATGTAGCATTAGCACTATTACGGTACTCGCCAGCGGTAAATGCACTGTTTGGGACAGTTACTGCTTGCCCTGCAATGGTTAAAGTGTCTACCGCAGCTGTACCAATCTTTGCGTTTGTGATCTGAGCATCGCCGATCTTCGCGCTGGTAATCTGGGCGTCGCCTATTTTTGCGCTAGTAATTTGAGCATCGCCGATCTTTGCGGTTGTAATGGCTGCGTCCACAATAAGCGCGTTAGTGATCGCCGCGTTTGAGATGTACGCCGTACCGATGGCCGCGCCTGCAATGTACGTGCTAATGTTGGCTGACGTGATCGAGCTGATGAAAGCAAAGCCCCCAAGGCCGGAGACATTTGATGCTGACGTTGTGCCGCTAAACACGCCAGTACCAGCGTTGAGGATGATGTTGCCCGAAGTGTCTTTAACACTTAAACCGTTAGAGTTAATCTGCGAAGCAGTCAACTGCCCACGAATAGAAGCCGCAGCAAACTCAGCAACGCCGTTGCCACCGATCTTCCAGCCTGACGAGCCCGTGATAAACCCGGTCGATTGGATGTAGTTACCAACACTAATATCACCTGCAGTGATCTTGCTCGCAGTCAGGCTTACAATTTTTGCAGTGTCAATAGTTGCGTTGCCAATTTTGGCATTGGTTATCGTGCCATCCTTGATAAACGCAGCATCCATGTAGACGCCAGCAGGAACGGCCACGCCGTTGATTGTCTGTGGGGAACTGTTAACGACAAACGGCAACGTCTGCACGAATGAACCCCACGTTGAACCTGTCCATGTGCGCACGAGTTCTGTAGACGGTTGATACCAGAGATCACCCGTTGCAGTAGCTGTCGGAGTGGCCTCTTGGTTAAAGTCAGGCGAGGGCATGACGTAGAAAAAGTCAGCTCGCACAGCAAACTTAGAGTAGTCCGAGTCGGGGTCTAGCGCGGCGTCTGTCAACGTATCCAGCAGGTACGCCACATCGGAACCTGTCACACCCTGCACACCAGCGGTTGCGTTAAACGCGCCAACAACCCCAAGCACGTTGACAAACCGGACCCAGTAATACCGCGTGACACTGGGGCCAACAGCATCGACAAATATGGCTCCGGGGGCCATACCAATTTGAACAGCCGCACCCAGATTATTGGTTGATGAGCCCCAGATTTCCGCATGTGAATGACCGTTGTACAGCGGGTCATCCCACGTCACGATGATGTTCTGGATCGCGCCAGACGCCTGCACGTTCTTTGGGGTTGCTGGCGTGCCGACCACGCCCCCGCCTGCTGGGGAAGTCACAGTGTTGTTAGGCCCTTGGACAGCAAGACCCCCGCGAATCAAGTCGTTGACCGTGACAAGTTTGTCTGCGCCGCGCCCGTCCAGCGCCTCGCGCACTTGATTAATAAACGCCTTGAGGTCTTGCGGTATAGACGAGACAACTGATGGGAGCTTAGACACTGGCCAACTCCTCCATAGACTGCGCTACGAGCACAGCAAAGACTTCTGCCGAGCCCTCGATCTGAAACTCCCAGTCACGGCCCGGGGCCACTGGCAGACGGAACGGCACACGGCTTGCAACAGTCTGAGTGCGCACCAGCGTGCCATCGACGTAAATCTTGGCGGTCACTGGGTAGGCTTCGGCTTCGACTTGAGCGCACGAGAAACCCATGACTTGCGGCATGGTGAACTTCTTGGACTTCCATGTATACGACATAGCCGCGCCGTCAAGCCAGATTTTTACTGAGCGGTCTGCAGACGTGGTGTACAGCTTGTCTGCCTGCGGATCGTTGTAACCAGCGGTGGCGTAAATTGTGTGGAGGATAAACTGCCCGGAGGTCAGGTCAAAGATAAACCCACCAGTGGTTGTGCCGTTGTTGTAAAACCCCACATACTTCATGTCGTGGTGGTAGCCGTGGATTGACGATGGGCGAAATGTAGCCTGCCACTGCGCTCGGGTAAAAAACTTATCCGTAAGCACCCTAGAGCCGCCAGAGCTCAGCATGACAAGGCCATCAGGGCTCGCGTAGAGCACCGCGCCGCCGTGGCTGACAATGCTGCGCTTGGACGCGCAGGACTGCTCCAGATCGGACTTAACGACCACCATGGAGTCTGGGTGGCTACCTTGCATAAAGTAGGGCGTGCCGGTTGTCAAAACAGCAAGTGTTGTGTCCATGCGACCAAGGCCGACCACAGGAAAGTCCACAGTCTGGTTATACCCAACAGGCCATGCGTGTGGGTGGTAAGGATCGCAAAAGTAGACGTCCCTGCCAGTGAATCCAGCCATGATGCCGTTAGGCAGGTTTATCAGCCCGCGCAGCGTGTCAGGTGGTGTGAGCCATGTCAGGCTTGGGAGCTCTTCGCCAAGGGCTTCGGCTTTCACATTGTCGGTAAATGAGGTCTGCGACACAGGCAGTTCGCCGACAAACAAATAGACGCCAGCCACAGCGCGGTACAGCCGCCAATGCGTCACTAGATACCCAGTAGGAACAATCTCACGCCCCGAGATGGCCACTGTCTGCTCTACGCGAACGTCCACAGAAGTGGACGCAGGAGCTGGTGCTGACTCAAACTCGAACCCAGCTTCTTTGTTAACCCATGTCCACGTATACACGCGTGTCTCAGGGACCGCAGGAATTTCCGTAATGCCCGCTGCGTTGACGGAAGAATACTGCACAATGGTCGGATAGTCTCCACCGCGCAGGCGGATGGATGCAGAGGTTCCGGTAGCCGTTGAAGACACAACCGCAATGGGGTCAACAAGACCAAAAATCTCAGCACTACCGCCGTAACCATCAATGACACTCAAATTGTCTACTGTGTACACAGCGGGGATTGCAACAAAGTTTTCAGTGGCGTTAATAAGCACCGAGAGGTATCGGTTCTCTACGCTGTCGACGTTGGCTTGCGTAACGATGACTTTGGCCGGAGCTGGAGCCTCAGAGCCTATAGAAGTTTTAGTAAACGCCTCAGCACCGCCAACAGTTCGTTGATACGTGATCGAACCACTTGCGCCTGTTCCTGCTGAACCGGGCGTGACGACTACGCAGGAGCCATACGCTGTTGCAACAAGTTCCCCAGCCATGCGTGAGTTTAAGAATGTTGTCAGCGTAGCCGCTGTCAAAGTAACTGACGTAACGGCGTTGACATGCGTCCCGCTGTTGCTCGCCAACGCAATCGTGTCGCCAGCGTCAATAGAGCCAATTTCAGAATCATCAATAATCAAAAAAGCGCTTGTGTTGGCAGTGCCAGTGCCTTGCAAGTCAAGGCCAGAGTATGTAAACGTGCCGCTTGTGTTTGGCGTTGTGCCTGTGCGGAACCGTACGTAGAGCTTAGCGGTGTCGCCAGTTGCATCACTGGTAACCTTGACCCCAGTACCATCTATCACAGCCGCAATACCCGTAGCAGCGTTCATTGCAGAGGCAACAGAGCTGGCAGTAATTGGACTGGTCAGTGTAACGGTCGTGTAGTCGCCATCAGCAGTGCCTACGATGCTGAATTGAACGCCGTATGTCGTAGTCAACTGCCCGATCATCGTGGACGTCAAAATCACTTCGGCAGGGCGGGTCGTAGGCGTAAACGTCGAAGGGGTAGCTGTTAACGCTTGTGTGGGAGCAGCTTGCCCTAGAAGGCGGGACGTA